CCACCGCCCGACCTGAGCCCCAAAAAGGTCCCGACGTAGAGCTGCCTCTTGGCACCTCGGCACCCGTTCTCGGTATCGGCAAACTCACGAACCAGAATTTCTCTGACGGTTCTCAATCGGTATATGAGTCTGATGGAACCACCACGACTTATACTTATTCGGCAAATGATAACTTCGTGGCTAGCACAGCCAATCGTTTTGTTATCGAGGGTACTGCGGCCACTAGTGGCTATCCTAATATTCGAGCTGACCTTAGTGCTGCAACAGCAGCCACCGTTAACGAATGGCGGGAAGCAGTCACAGTTCAACAAATGTACGAGATCGACATGCGCGGAGGCACACGGTTTATCGAGATGATCTTTAACCACTATGGCGTGGTGAATCCCGATTTCCGCCTTCAACGTCCCGAGTTCCTAGGATACCAACGGTCAATGGTCAATATTCATCCAGTTCCACAAACCAGTGTTACGGCCACCACACCGCAGGGTAACTTAGCTGCCTTCGGCACAGCATCCAGCCAGGGTAACGGGTTCGTAAAATCATTCACAGAGTACGGCTACGTCTTGGGCCTTGTGTGTGTTCGGTCCGACCTGTCCTACCAAGAGGGCTTAGATCGTCATTGGAGCAGACAAACTCGCTTCGACTATTACTATCCAGCCTTTGCCAACCTTGGTGAGCAAGCTTTATTAAAACAAGAGATTCATATTCACGACTCAGGCACTAATAATACGGCCGCGTTCGGATACCAAGAGGCTTGGGCAGAATACCGCTATAAAACTTCCAAAATTACGGGTGTCTTCCGTTCTTCAGCAGCTGCTAGCCTTGATTCATGGCATTTAGCCGAAGAATACTCAGTAGTCCCGAGTCTGGGCGACACCTTTATTCAAGAAGTAGCGCCAGTTGATCGATGTATTGCGGTCAGCTCCGAACCGCATTTCATCTTCGACTCTTTGGTGCAAAACATGACAGCTAGGGTTATGCCGGTTTACTCGGCTCCCGGATTGACGAGGATCTAATGAGTCTCGTCGCACCAGGCTTTATGGGTTTCCCCAGTGTTGGGGGAACCATATTCAACCGTAACGAGGAGCGTCGAGCTACAGACCGCGCAAATGACGCGGCACGTGAAGCTTCCGCGACGGATCGAGCATGGCAAGAAACTATGTCCAACTCAGCCCACCAACGGGAGGTCAAGGATCTTGCGGCTGCGGGCCTGAATCCCATACTCTCCGGCACAGGAGGTGCCGGGGCCTCTAGTCCTGGCGGATCCACCGCCCAAACATTCAAGGACGATACAAAGGGCTATTTCCAATCAAACGCCATGCAATTAAAATTCAAGCCCGAGCTTGAGCTAATGCAAGCTCAAGCGGAACAGGCTAATTCCGCGGCCGACCTTAACAGAGCTTCGGCAGAAAAAGCTAAAGCAGAAGCTGGCGTCTTGGCGCCAAAAAGTTATATCTTCAAAAAAATCGAAGAGGGTTTAAAAAATATCGAACATTCCGGAGCTGGAAAAACCTGGGATAATACTAAAAATTTAATGGAAGAGTATCGACAAGATTCATTAAGACAGAGAGGTAAACCATGAGCGAAGAAAAAAAAGTACGTCACAGATTCTCGGAGCGAATAGCATTCATAGCCCCTTGGGCTGATGATGATCGAACGCAGCAGCATTTCCTCCATCAGGTCAACGTTAATAATATCGTTGCTAAATACCGGAAAACCGGGATTGTCGAGCATGTAAAACGCGCTCAAGCCCGTTACGGCGACTTCAGCGAGCTTGCTGAGTTCGCCACCAACATGGACAAGGTAGCCAAAGCTCAACAGGGCTTTGAAGCGCTTCCAGCAGCAATCCGCAACGAATTCAAAAATTCTATCCCTGGGTTCTTCGAATATATCCAAGACCCCAAGAATCGAGAACAATGTGAAAAATGGGGTATCTTCAATAAAAAACCTGACGCTCCGGCTGAGCCAGTTCCTGCGGGCTCCAAAAAAGATGGATCCATCAAAAAATCACCCAAAATATCGGATCCTCTGCCAGAAGAGGGTTAGGATTTAAAATAGGGCCCCGTTAGTAATCTAACGGGGCCAACGCCGTTAGGCGATCTTCGTATCCGCGGTGAATACCGCAATTCTACGGACTTGTTCTTGTCCGTCTATCGTAATTAACAGGTGTACTAACCTGTATTTACTTCCATTCTTAGCTACCTTTTTCTCTACGAAAAGGGATTTGCAACTGATCTTCATTGTGTACCTCCTTAAGGTCACTTAGTTTCTAAAAAACAACACACGTGTTAGCCGTTCCGCACAGTCACTCTCACGTGATGTCTCAGTCGCGGAACCAGGCGAGCGTGGTATAATCAATCATTCATAGGTGACCATCTATCTATTCTATTCATCTATTCTATCTATCTATATTATCTATCTATCTATAAACGCGCGTGCGCGATCAACGCGCGTGCGCGAAACATAAAACTTCATTCCTACGTAAGTCATAGGTCACTTGAGGAGCTTGCGACGATCATCTTAGGGTGCGAGGGACGCCAGTCCCTGGCGCTGAGGGTGTTAGGGAGACCCGCATGAGGGTCTCCCTAATAACGCGCCGCTAATCGGCGCATACAAACTTAAAACGGCATCCGGTAGGATGGATCGGCTACGGAAACGTTGCCCGTTAAGAGCTGACGCAAGTCAGCGAGGCACAAATACTCTTACTTGTCTTATTTGTGCCAGATGACTTTTTGGTCAAGTTCCCGAAAAGTCATTGCTTTTTGCATGAAAAAGCGAGGAAGTATGAAAACAGGGGTTTCAATGGACAACGATAAAGCTAATGAACGCCACGAACGTTACCGATCTTGGGTCGTGTTAATCTTCTGGATAATCGAAAAAATCATCAAGAAAGGCGGTTAAAATGTCCTACCGTAAGAAAATGTCTAAAGGTAAATCGAAGAAATCATTCCGCAGAGGCGATCAACAAAAGAAAATCAATCACGTGGGTCATAAAATGGGCTCTCGTGGTGGCATAAGACTGTAAAAAAAAGGCCCGAAACAGGATGAGCTGTTCCAAGCCTAATCTCATGGTATTCGATGGGTATTCATGGAATTTCCGTGGTCCCAGATTCCAAGAGAATCAGTATCAAGATTTAGCATATGGGCTAGATTCTGTCGAGATTCCGTGTGGTAAATGTCAATTATGCCTCGTAGATAGGCGATATTCCAACGCATTGCGTATTATGTTAGAGGCCGAGTCATGGCCCGGTAAAACTTACTTTATCACTCTTACGTTCGACGAAAACCACGTGGGTTCAGGCGAGCTAGATCATCAAGAGTGGTCCCAATTCATTAAAAATTTCAGAAGACGGTTCTGTCAGGCTCAATACACAGACATAAGAAAACGAGCCGATTATTACGGCAAAATCAGGAGTGTCACTTTCAAAGAAATAAAACAGGTCATGTGTGGCGAATATGGCGACACGTTCGGGAGAAAACATTTCCATGGCATTATCTTCAACCATAGCTTTGACGACGTTGAGTTCACCGGACACTATTCAAAAAAGGGCAACCCAATTTACACGAGCAAGAGTCTTCAGGAAGTCTGGAAAAAAGGTTTCGTGCAAGTGGAAGAGGTTACTTTCGACCTGGCCCTGTACGTGGGCAGTTATGTTACAGACAAATTAGACGACCCGGAGGCACATCATGGTCATTCTAAAAAACAGTACGGACGTTTCGGCCGAGGTATTGGCCTTAGTTGGATTAGCAAATATTGGCGTGATGTTCTGGTCAGTGGTCGAGTTAAGCTTCTCGATAGGGAATTTCCTGTCCCGCGTTACTTCGCCAAAAAAATCAGAGATATGCGGCCTGAAGAGTATGAGCGTTATAAACAAAAAAAACTCTTGCGTTTAGCTAAAGCCCGTAAGAAAAATATTGAAAAAGGAGACGGTCCTCTCCGCCGGGCGCGAGCCAAAGGGGAGATTTTCCATCATCAACAAACAAAAAGGAGATTAAATGGAAACGGCAAAGGGGCATGTAGCCCAAGAAAATTTCAAGATATTCCTGTTTAAAGACGAAAAATCATTATCCTACGGGATGCCGATTACTAGTCAAACTCGCGGTGCATTTATCCGCGATATTCAGGAAGAATTAGCCAAAGGTCAGGCAATATTCGCACGACATCCGCAAGACTTTGCAGTCTACGAAATCGGTGAATATAATCCGCTTGATGGGTCTATCAATTTGTACGAACAAAAGAACTGTCTTGGTCTCGTTCAAGATTTTAGAAGTTCTTTAGGAGCCAAACAGTAATTTTTTCACCTCGGTTATCCTTCCGGGGTTTTTTCACATAGGGGAGAATATGATTCAGTCAGCCTTTCAAAATCACTTCGCACAGATTCCGCAAGTTCAGCGACCACGGTCGCAGTTTAAACGTGTCTCTCGACATAAACACACCTTCGACGAGGGTTATTTAATTCCGTTCTATTTGGACGACGTCCTTCCAGGTGATACCTTTAACGTTCAAGCAGCCATGTTCGCTCGGTTAGCCACGCCGATATTCCCGATCATGGACAATATGTATATGGAAACCTTTTGGTTCTATGTTCCGAACCGCTTAGTATGGACAAATTTCGTTAAACAACACGGCGAACGCATGGATCCGGACGATTCGGTTGACTATACAACGCCAGTAATAGATTCCACCACCATAGCCGCCAATTCAGCATTAGGAAGTCTCTGGGATAATTTCGGTCTCCCAATGAAGACGGGTAAAACGTATTTGACCACGGTCAGCGCGCTTCCCTTTCGCATGTATAACTTGATATGGCGGGAGTGGTTTAGAGACCAAGACCTTCAGGATTCTCCCGTAGTTGACACCGACAACGGTCCCGATTCGCTCGCGGATTATCAACTCAAACGAGTTTGCAAATTCAAAGATTACTTTACCACCGCCCGACCTGAGCCCCAAAAAGGTCCCGACGTAGAGCTGCCTCTTGGCACCTCGGCACCCGTTCTCGGTATCGGCAAACTCACGAACCAGAATTTCTCTGACGGTTCTCAATCGGT